TTCCTAAAGAAGACCTAGTTAAAACAGCTAAAGGTTTAGGTGTGATGACTAGCATTGCTACAGCTATAGCGTCTAGTGCAGGGCTACCAGTAGCGGCGTTTATCAACACAGCAGCAGTATCTCAATATAACGACATCATTGAGCGTATGAACAATGAAGGTATTGAGCACGACTTAACTAAGAAAGGCTCTATCTTTGGCGGTGAGTCTAGCTTGTACGAAAACCTAGCTGATACAAGCGGTGACGGTAATGTTAACTTTGGTGATACTTGGTTAGGTGACCTACTAGGCTTTGATGGAGAGGCTGGCGTACAAGGTGACAACCTACGTAATTCATTCAACGGCTCTCGTCGTACAGGCGGTGACGATGATAAGCCTACATTTGCAGGAGAGGACAACAACAAAAGTAGCTCTACAGGGGCTACTACTGCACAAGTAGAATCGGCAACACAGACCTCTCAAACAGCGAATGCTAATACAGATTATACACCTGGAACAGATCAGTTTGACAACCAAGTTGAGTACGATGCTGATTTCTACAATCAAGGCGGTATGGTAAAACGCCGCAGCAACAAAAAGAATAAAAAGAAATAGTAACACTACAATACTATCCATATAACTATAAGGCTACCCAGCATAGTGCTGGCCCCAACATAAGGAGAAACAAATGCCTGAAGTAGAACAAGTAGAGGTGCTCTCACCTGCACATAAGCGTAATGCAGCACGTATTAACAAAGATGAGCAGGAACTAAAGGAACTAATGAAGCAGGCTGGGATAAGCCAAGAAGATAATGAAACGCAGGAAGAAACCACTGATAGTGAATCCAGTAGCGAGAGAGTTGAGGACACCTCAGTTCAGGATGAGGGTGTACGCGAACAAGAAGCGAAAGAGCCAGTTAAAGCCGAAACACAAGAAGAGGATGACACTGAGCTAAACGCTGAAGAGAAAACCTTTAAACAGCGTTACTCTGATATTCGTCGGCATATGCAAGACAAAGAGCAAGAGTGGAAAGTAAAGTTTGAGAAGCTACAGTCTCAACTAGAGAAAGCCACAAAGAATGAACTTGTACTACCTAAGACCGAGAAAGACATTGAAGCTTGGGCTAAGAAGTATCCTGATGTAGCTGGTATCGTAGAAGCTATTGCAGATCGTAAAGCTGAAGAACGTGCATCTGATATAGATAAGCGTTTGAAGGAAATCGAAGAGCTACGTGTAGATGCTAAACGTCAACGTGCAGAAGCGGAGTTACTACAGCTTCATCCTGACTTTGAAGACATTCGTAATGATGACGCTTTCCACGATTGGGCAGAATCACAACCTAAAGTCTATCAAGATGCTTTGTACGAAAACGCAGAAGATGTACAGTCTGTAGCACGTGTTATTGATATGTACAAAGTAGATAAAGGTATTAAGAGTACTTCTAAGTCTACGTCTAGCGATAAAGGTGCTGCCTCTTCAGTACGAACTAAACGTAGCACACAGATTCAAGAAGATGATGCATCTACCTATCTAAGTGAATCACAGGTAGCTAAGATGTCAATCAAAGAGTATGAGAAGCGTCAGAAAGAAATACTAGACGCACAACGCTCAGGTAAATTTATTTATGATATGACAAAGTAATGCTTGACATTCTTGTTCACATAAGTAAAACTATAGTATATACACCCTAATAGTGTGTATGCTTTAATTAGCACTAGCCACACAAAGAACTACCCAGACATTTAGGCCCAGCGCTCTACTAAGATAGGCCAATCTGATTGAGCTAAGCTGACTACCCTAATATGAACGGCCTCTTTAGTGGATATGTAGTGTATCAACATCACGCCATATCTATAAGGAGATTTTAACTATGGCTATTACTTCCGCATCGGGTGGATTTACAGGTTCCAACTGGTCCCCAATTATCTACTCAAAACAGGCACAGATTGCTCTACGTAAATCTGCTGTCACAAACGCAATCACAAACAACTCTTACTTCGGTGAGATCGCCAACCAAGGTGATGTGGTTCGCATTCAAAAAGAACCAGATGTAACTGTTAACGCACTAGAGCGTCACACAGGTATTTCTGTAGAGAAGCTTGCAAACGAAGACTTCTCACTAACTATTGACCAAGCTAACTACTTCGCATTCAAAATGGATGACATCGAAGATCAGTTCGCAAACGTTGATTATGTTAGCCTAGCTGCTGATCGTGCAGCATATAAAATGGCTGACGCAATGGACACAGACGTTCTGTCTTACTTGTCTGGTTATACAACTGCAGGTGTAGCTATCTCAACTACATCAGGTGATGCACAGCACGACACAGCAGGTAACCTAACAGGTGAATGGCTAACAGCTAACCACTTGGATGCTACAGACTTCTCTAGCTTGACTATCTCAGGTTCAGCTTCAGCAGGGGATTCTATTCCACTAGCACCACGTCTACCAGGTGCAACTGCATTGTCAGCAACAACTGTATCACCTCTTTCAGTCGTAGCTCGTATGGCTCGTCAGATGGACACAGCAAACGTTGACTCACGTGGACGTTGGATGGTAGTTGACCCAGTATTCATCGAAATGCTAAAAGACGAAGATTCACGTCTATTGAACGCAGACTTCGGTGGTTCAGGCTTGCAGAACGGTTTGGTATTGAACAACCTACACGGCTTCCGTGTATACGTTTCAAACAGCCTACCAGCAGCAGGTACTGGCGCAGGTACTTCAGGTACATCTGCACAGTCAACTAACTACGGTGTTGTCGTAGCAGGTCAGGAAGAAGCAGTAGCTTCAGCGGAGCAAATCAACAAAGTTGAGAACTACCGTGACCCAGACTCATTCGCAGACATCGTTCGTGGTATGCACCTATATGGTCGCAAGATTCTTCGCCCAGAAGCTCTTGTGTCTGCAGTATACAACGCTGCGTAATAACGTATAGACTATTGGGCTGGCTTTCTATAAGCTGGCCCTTTAGCACATCTAACGGTAGGATAACTCTATGGCTACTTATGTCGCACTAACAAATGAACTACTACGTAGACTTAATGAAGTTACACTAGATATTGCTGGTGATGGCTTTGACTCAGTACGTAACGTTCAGGCACTAGCTAAAGATGCAATTAACAGTAGTATTAGACTTATTCTGCAGGACGGTCAAGAGTGGCCTTTTCTTAAAACTACTTACACACAAACCCTTACAGTAGGCACACGTGAGTACAGCTTTCCCTCAGACTACTCTAGTGCAGACTGGGATACGTTCTATCTAAAGAAGCTTACCTCTCAAGGTAACAGCCCTATGCGACTAAAGGCGATGTCTTATGAGGAGTACATACAGAATGTTCGCGCTTCTGATGATGAAGGTGACACAGTGAACGGCGATGGTCCTCCTATTCGTGTATATCAAACACTAGGTGATTCTTTTGGTGTAACACCTACGCCTAACGCAGCGTATGAGGTTGAGTATACATATTGGTCTTACCCTGCTGATATGGCTTTATATGATGACGTAGCAGTTATACCTGATCGTTTTAAGCACGTAGTTATTGATGGTGCTATGATGTTTATGATGCGCTTCCGTAGTAACGAACAAAGTGCAGCTATGCATCAGAATAACTTTGAAGATGGTATTAAGTCTATGCGTCGAGTATTGATGGATGACCCCTTGTCTGTACGCTCTACAGTACTTTCTCGCTCAGGGACTAGCTCTTTTAACGGCGGTATCTAATGGCTGATAACTTAGCATCCTTCAAGGTATTCTGCCAAGGTGGTCTTAACACCAACCGTGATGTGTTATCACAAGGTGAGACTTCTCCTGGTTCTGCTGTTAGTTTGATAAACTACGAACCTGCTGTTACGGGTGGTTACAGACGTATCAGTGGCTACAGTAATGACTACGGTACAGTTCCAGGTACAGGCAGTGTGTTAGGTGTTTGTGTTGCTAATGGCGTTAACGATGGTATCCTGGCTGCACGTAAACCTTCGAGTGGTTCAGACTACTTACACTACTGGGATACAGCTACATCAGCTTGGGTTGCAGTAACTACATCAGGTAGCCCTACAATGACAGGTGTTACTAAGGTACGTTTTAAGCGTTATAACTGGGGTAGCTCTAAAGTAGTTCTTACTGATGGGATTAACCCTGCAGCTACATATGATGGTACTACTTATACGCAGATTACACACGCTGATGCACCCAGCGCACCTAAGTACTCTTCTATATTTCAGAATCACGTATTCCTATCAGGTGATAGCACAGAGCCTACTAACTTATACTTCAGTGCACCCTATGACGAGACAAGTTTTGCTGCTGGAGATGGTGCTGGTGTTATTAATGTAGGTTTTCCTATTGTAGCTACTAAGGCTTTCCGTGATCAGTTATTCATCTTTGGTGTAAACAATATTAAAAAGCTTGTAGGTAACAACATATCTAACTTTGTGTTACAGAACGTTACAGATGACCTTGGATGTCTAGCTACAGATAGTGTTGTTGAAATTGGTGGTGACGTATTCTTTTTATCACAAGATGGTTATCGTCCTATTAGCGGTACTAACAAGATCGGTGACGTTAACCTAGAGTCCATCTCTCGTAACATTCAGTCTATCTTTACTGAGGTTGTACTTGAAGAAGACCTAGAGGCATTATCCTCCGTAGTTATTCGTGAGAAGTCTCAGTTCAGAGTATTCTTTTCTGTAGGTGACTCTACTGGTTTGATCAGTGCTATACGTTCAACACCTCAAGGTAATATGTTTGAGTTTGGTCAGCTTCTAGGTATTGAGGCTACTTGTGCAGATAGTGGGTACATTGGTCAGTTTGAATATGTATTACACGGCGATAGTGGTGGTAAAGTTCACAGACAAGAGCAGGGTAGTAACTTTGATGGTGATGACATCTTTAGTCTTTACCAAACACCGTTTATCCATATGCAAGACCCTGAGCAACGTAAGGTAATACATACAGTAGCTACATACTTACGCTCAGAAGGTGACAACGAGATTGCTATGTCTGTTTTGTACGACTATGAAGCGTTTGAAACACTAAGTCCTACAAACTTTACACTAATCACTGAAGGTGCAGCAGCGTACTACAACGAAGCAATCTACGATAGTACAGCTATCTTTGATGGTAATCCAGCACCAGTAATAAGAACAAATGTATCTGGCTCTGGTAAGTCAGTATCTTTTAAGTACGTAACAAATGATACAAATGCATCACACAGTATTCAAGGTTTAGTTGTGACGTTTGGAGT